GAACAGGCAGAAAAAGTTTTAGCTGAAGCTAACAGAACTATTTTAATGATTGAGGGCGGTTTACAGGCGAAGGAAATGTTGTTGAAGAAGATCGAACAAGAATCCCAGCCAACAGGTACAGTGGAGCTAAAGCAACAATCAAAGCAAGAACAGTCAAACTAAGGGGGGCTGCTAATTTAATTAAAATTTCTCTTAACATTGATGGACGATATATACTACCCAAACTTACCAGACACAAACAATATACTCAATCCACCTAAAACAATATTTTATCCTCCTTTAGCGGAAGAACCTTTTTTAGATCCTTTGTTACTCCCAAGTCTGGAACAAGTTCAGTCGGGTTTGGAAGAAGATCGGGCAAAAACTTCTGAAGAAGAAAAGGAGCAAGGCGAGGAAGTAAAAGGTATAAAGCAAGAAGAGATACCGCTGAACCTCCCAAAAAACTTAGAAGATACTTCAAATGTAGAAACTATAGGTACTTTCAATATACCATTTTGGGGCGAGTTTCCCATTCCAGCACCCGAAGTAATAGCAAGCTCTGTTGTTGCGGCTGGTACAGCATCAGTGGTTACAGTAGCTGGAGGAATCGCTGCTCAAGCTGTGGTTGCTCAACTTAAAAAAATATTCAAAAAAATAATTACTAAGGTTTTGAAGAAAGAGGTTTCTTCTCTGAAGAAAAAATCTCAGGATTAGCTTTAACGTAAGCTCTTATATTTATTACATCTGCACAAAGATAAGCATACTCTGAATTAGGATTTATCATATAACCCGAAGCATGGAGTTGTGAACACTTCAAAACCCTTACAAGATTTTTATCGTATATATTTTTGCTTAATTCTTCTTTGGCTAATTTTAGCTTTACGGCTGCTAAGTCTGAACAGATTTTATTATTAGCTCCTAAAGGAATCATAAAAGAAATTTGACCGCCCCATCCTTCATTTATGCTATATGTCTCTTCACCTTGAGCATCATTACCAGTATAAAAAGGTGTAATGCTCATACTAGGCTGAGAACAAACTAAATTACCAAATTGATTCTTGCTTGTAGCACCTTGATTTATATTCATATTTTGATTAATTATTGATGAGTTACCTACTGCATTAGGCTGTGCAATCACATCTGTCTCACCCTCTGCTAATACTGGGCTACTGACTAAAGACGCTGAGAGAAGTGATAACGCTAGTAGTTGTGATCGAGTCATTCTGTGTAATCTTTTCAATCATTTGGCTTGCTGCTCTTGTAGTTATAGACAAAGACCAATCATCAGTAACAGTTTTTGGTGTGAATATTGCATCAGAGTGAGCAATACCACCAGAACTGGCAGAGGTTACCTCTATATTAGAACCTTCCCAAGTATTAATTGCAGCCCCATATTTTTCAGTCACTAGTGAGCGAGTTATTGTCTGAGTAGTATTCTCTGTACGGTTACTAGAACCAGTAGTCCAAGAAGGCACTCCATTGGCATAGACTGGACTTGATAAGAAAAAAGCTAAAATAATAAATTTTTTCATGGTTTTGGTTTTGTAGGTTCTACTTTTACGACTTCTGGTTTACTTGTTATTAGCTCAATCGGCTGCTTAATTATTATAGTTGACTGTCCAGAGGAGTTGCCAAAACTATTTGCTGTTTCACTTTCTTTCTTTTTCTTTTTTGCACTACTAGCAGCCCCCACAGAAACACCCCAGCCAGCAAGGATGTTACCCAGTAACCCCGCAGCGAAAGTCGAGTCCACTCTTGGCTGATCTGGAATTTGTAAATTCCCTATTTTATTAGGAAGCTTTATATATCCAAGAGACAAGACTATTAGACACCATGCAAGGATAGCTCCTTGAGCAGTGGTGCTAACTAAAAACATTATTTTTTCTTGATAATCTGGTTTATCATCCTCTGTTTGTTGTATTTTTTGCTCTTTTTCTGCTAATTTATCTGCCATAGTGTAGTTTTATTAGCAATAATAGGCATAATTACAGATTAAAGCAATGCCAGAGGTTCAAGCAGCGTTAATTGGTGCGGCAGCAACAGCGTTTGTTATGGTTCTTTCCAACATGAGCAATAGAAGAGAAAAAACAATTATTGATATTTACAACAGATTAAATAGCCTGAGTCAAGCGGTTAGTCGCTTAGAAGGCAAGATTCAATAATGTTTGGTATGTTTGAAAAAGAACACCAAAACAAATGTCAAAATTTCTAATCAACCTTTTCATTAAGTTCGGCAAGAGTGAGAGTCTACGCAAAGGTGTCTTGTATATCCTTCGCGACTTAAGTTCCAAGAGTGATAATGATATTGATGATGCAATAGTCAAGATGATTGAAGAAAAACTTTTTCCAGTCAAATGAGACAGATAATAAAAGCTCTTAACTCCAAGATGAGTCTTGAGGAAGAGTTTGAGCTAGAGAAACAAATACAAAAAATAAATAAACAAAACGACAAAAAAGAATTAAGAGAATATGCAATCGAATTACTTAGAACAGGTTGTAAGCAGGGGCATTTTATAAGCATAGCCCTTGAAATAATTTGTGACCAGCAAGATTTAATTTTTAAATTAGAAGCAGAAAAAGCCAAAAAAAAAGCGACTTTTATTAGCCGCTTAATGTATGTTTTATTTAATAAAAAATAGAGGACTTACTGACTGTTATGCTTGTTACTAAGCCTATTAGGGATTTTGACCTTTTGCCCACTTAGCAATCCTCGAAGGGAACTCATATCTTTTTACAATTACTATCCATATGGCTATGAGGGCAATGGGCCAAATAATTGTAAAAGAGCAGCAATAACCTTTTGGAACTCAAGTGTCATGCCTCTATGGAACTAAATCTTTATCTGATATATCAAACCAGATTCCAGATTCTTCAACAATTCCAGTTAATTCATCTGTCCTTGTCACTTCTAAAAATTCAAAAGTTTTATCATTATCTGGTGAATAAAAGATTTGCCCTATGTAAGGATTAACAGGAAAAGTTATAGTTTTCATAATTTAGAAAGGAAGGTCATCTGGTAGCTCAGGCTGGTTCGCTTGTACATCTACAGTCCTTTCAGAGGCTTCTTTGTGAGGCATAGGCTGTATTCTGCCAGAGTTGCCCCACATACCGCCCCAAAGCGAAAATCCAGCTACCTCATCATAATCTGATTTACTTTTATAGACACGAATTTTTGTGCCATCTATTTTTGCATTATCAACAGCTTGCAAAATCCACTTTGCAGCTTTTTCACCCTCTTCACAGGTAAAGTCAATAATTACATTTTGATCTGGGGCATTTTGATTCTGGCTATTGTTGCCAACAATTCTAAGTTTTGCGATAAAGGCAGGGGTGTTTGTCATTGTTAAAAAGGTTTTATAGGGGTGATTTGGTTTGCCTCTTCCCATGCGAGGACTTTGTGTAGTTGGTATCTAATTTTAGGAGTACCAAAAGCAACAAAAGGAAGCTCATAGTACTCAGGGCCATATTCTCTGGCTCGCCAACTTTTGATGGTGTTGGGACTTAGCCCATACCTCTCTGCTAACTGTTGAGTTGTTAGGTACTGGGTTTCAGTTACTGTCATTAGGCTAGTTCAGTTTTTTTGGTAGTTACTAAATCACTGAGAACTGTATATTCATCCTGAGTGATTTTTCCTTGAGTATATCGCACTTCTAAATTTGTTTCATGCGATAACAACCGCTGTAGGTCTGTCTCTTTTTCTATAGCTGTTTTTGCAGCAATAAAGACATTTTGAATAGGTTGGTTTGATCTAGCTTTGTGTGGCTTTTCTTTATGTGACTTTTCTTGTTCAGTTGCACTTGCAACCTCATTAAAAGCCCATAGCTCATAACCCAGAGAAAAGGTAAAAGCGGCACAGGCAGCCAAAGCTCTGCGGTGTGAGTCTGATACATCCCTTGCAGAAATCCTGTCAATTTTGATGGGATTGTTGCGATTGTCCATGATGGCATAGGGAAACAAACCAGTTTCACCACCTTGAGGGTCTGTGAAATAGCACATCAAATAGCCAGATCCGTCAGGTGCTTTCCATACCGCATCAAAAAAGGAGGGGCTTGTAGGCGATTCTGAGTTGAGTTTTAGTTGGAAATTCCAGCCTTTTGCATGATTATTGAGATAATATGCAATTCTTGACCATTTACAGTATTTGCGGCCAGCTTTCTCATAAACATCTTCATTCTTAATGACGTTTTCTAAGTTTGGCCTTTCCATTGTTGAGATTGTCATTTTTTAATTACCTCTAAGATTGATGTTTGTTGTTTTTTTGGTTTTTGTACTTTATACAGTTTGGTGTCATGTTTTGGTGCGACAAATTTCACCATTGGTTCGTTTTGCACATACTGGTTAAAGCACTTTATAAAAGCATTAAGAATGTATCTTTGTGTCCCATAATGCCTCTTTCTAAAATAAGGATCTGAAAGCTGATTTCTAAAAGAAAGAACTACACTCTCAGGAGATAAATTTGCTCCAACAGTAACAGCATCCCAAAATTCCCAAAGTTGTATATCAGACCAGCCCGCATCCATGCAAAGCAGAGTTACTGCTAATCCAAGACTATTTGAAAAACATTTAAAGTTTTTGCGTTTTTTCTTGATTACTGAAAGCAAAGCCTCGATCTCTTCTTGCCTTTCTGTATAAACTTTTGCTATCTCAGGAGCAGAGGGCATAGAAATTGAATTTCCACCCCATGTCCTGTCTGGATGATGATAATAACAATAGGTAATTTTCAAAGCTCCAGAAATAGTTCGGCCATCTTCAGATCCAAGAATGTCTAAGGCATCACCAATAGTTCTTTTAGATCCAGTATCTACAACGTCAAAGATTCCAGAATCCATGTTTGTTGCAACTAGCATCTTCACAGTTTTGCGGCTCTGCAATATAGCAGCAAGCCTGTGTTGACCATCAATTAATTGACCTTCTTTATCGAAGGCGATACCTTGATTTGTTACTTTCCACTCATCATTTTCAATAGCTTTAGTAAGCCTTGCGAGGTTTGTGTATTTAAGACCCCTGTTGTTCTTGTTTCTGTGAGTAAGTATTTTTTTTGCCATGTCTGGTGTAATGTCCATGACTTCAAAATGTGGTTTATCTGATTCATTTGAGCCAGCTAGGGGGTGTAAGTGTTTGGATTCCATCTGGACTTGCGTTTGTATATCCTCGCCAGAATTTAGTTTTAGATGCTTCAAGTATTTGGTGAAGCGTCTGCTTTTGGAGTTCATAACCTTTCTCAATAAAATTAGGTGAAAGTTGGTAAATTCCCACTGAGTAGGGAAACACTTTTTCTACTGCAATGAATATGAAGCGTTTAGCTCCAGTTGCTTGCAAATAGTGAGCGGCTTGCAAATGGTAGTGAAAATTTACTATGGTTCTAGTAAATTTGTCGGGGTTTGCACCACCCTCGCCAGTTGTTTTAAGGTCGATCACCATGTCGTCAACCACATAGTCACAGCGGGCTTTACATGGCAAGCCTGTTCCACTGTGAGTCCACCAGTAAGACTGTTCTGCCTTTCCAGATGTGTCATCTATGACATATTTTTTTGCAAATTCATTTTTGCTCAGGGCATTGTATATGCCCATAAAAGTTGTCATTTCTGCTGAGGTAAAAGTTTCTCTGCCACTTTCTGCAAGTTGCAAAGCTAACTCTTTACCTTTTTTTGATCGTTTGTCGTCCAAAAGGACATATCTATCAGGAAACAATTTTGGTTCTAAACAAAAGCAATGAACCATTGAGCCTACTTTCATGGCTGGGGTAGCAACTCTTGGAGGATTATCTTTACCAAATTTCCTGATATAGGTAGCCTCTAATCCATAATCAATTACAGATTTAAGATCACTGGCAGCCCAGTCTTTTGCGGCCCTATAAATGTTTTCTGGAACATCATGGCCTTGAATATGGTCAATCATTTGACCACCTTAAGAAAGTTTCTTTTGCCGAAAGCTTTTATAAAAAATGGACTCTCAGGGCCATATTTTAAAACTAAATCTGGAAAGGTTCTGAAGATTTTAGCCTTGTTGATAGGATCAGCAGCAAGACCAGCTTCAGCTAGTTTTCTGTGAAAGTGGCCACCATGTAAAATGGCCATTTCAAGTGTTTTTGTAAAATCGTCTGGTTTCATAAGCTATGATGTGAGTGCCTCTTGGTGTTGGGGCATTAGGTGAAAAGGTAAATACAAGATACTCCCAAAGGTCAGGGGTGGCTTTTGGGGGTATTTTTTTGAAACTTTTCTGGCAAAAGTGGAACTAGAAATTGTGTAAAATTCTTTTTTATTAGCTGCCAATTTATTGCCAAAACATTGTGATTTATGTCTGATTCTGAAGAACTAAAGTCTCTATATTGAGAGAATTTATAGTTGTCTAGAAAATTATCCCAGAGAATTAATTGTGCAAAAGCACCTAAATCTGATAGCTCCATAGGATTTAACATATCTTCTGTAAAGTGATTTAAGTCCACAAGAACCAAACTAATTTCATGGTCTATTGGATTTATTGAAAGAGAACAGCAAACAAAAGTTCTTTTATCAAAAAGCCTATATACTTTTTTGCCTATGAGGTCGTTGTGAGTAATCATAACTTTTGCTCCTTTTCGCACAAGTCAGTAAGTTGTTGACCTAGCTCATGCACTAACTTATAAGCCTTATAACATTCATCATCAACTTTTTTCTGTTCTAATACTTTGCCTTGTAATTCAAGTTCTAAACTTTGTGCAATAAGTTCTTTATGTCGCTTATCAGCTTTAAGGTATTGCTGTTCTAAGTCGGCAGTTTTTTGGTCAATTTTAAGACCATAATGAGCTAAATTTGCTGCTGTTTTTTCTATTGGTATATCAACAAGTATTTCAACTTGCTTTTGCCCTTTTGTTTCAAAGCATAGCTGTCTAAAGTTTGTAATAGGAAAAGGACAATCATTAAGCCATTTGTTCAAAGCTTCATTAGTGAAGTCGAGGCGGTTAAGGTGTTCTTGGTTCATTTTGAGTAATAGGTGGCACAGGCCGTA